AGACCTGTTATATTTTCCGATAGATCAGAGATTTTACTTTCTAAGCCGGTAATAAGCGCATCGCGTTCGCCTCTCAACAATTCAGTCTGCTCACCGGTTTCTGTTTCTACAGTGTCACCCAAGGATACAAAGTCCTCACGTAATGCGTCTATTTCGCTCTGTATTGCATCTGCGGCCTCTTTTTGTGTGCCCGTAAGGTTTTCATCTCTTTTGTCTAATTCTGCCCTTATATCCTCTTTTATGCCCGTCAAATCACTTCCTAACGAAGACATTCTTTCTTTGAGATCTGCAGCTAAGGATGATTGAGTGTCTTTGAGATCACCTAACGATTTATCTTGCGCCTCTTTTACTTTTGCCTGTGATTCTGCAAGCTCTTGTTTTGCAGTATCAATGTTAGCTTGTAAATCATCTAATAATTTTTGTCTCTCATCTCTCAATGATTTTCTTTCTGTAATTCCTTGTTCTTCTAAAGCTTTTTGTCTTTCTTCTATCTCCGACTTAATTGTTGATAGTTGATCTTCTAGTTGTTTTGTAACTTGTGATCGTTGACCTGCCTCTGCCTTTGCAGATGCGAGGTTTTCTTCTTGCAAAGTCTTTCTAAGATCAGATAAAGCAGCGTCTCTTGCAGAAATTTGACGAGCTTCTAAAGCTTCTTGTGCCTGAGTAAGCTGTGCTTGACCTGCTTGTTGTGCTTCCGTCAATGCTGCTTCAAGATCACTAAGCCCTTGTTCTCTAGCTTCGCGCGTCAAATTTTTTAGTTCGTTGAAACCGGCTTCGCGAGCTTGTCCTAGCCGGTCCGCGAGATCAGTTAAACCTTTTTCACGAGCTTGATTCTGCAGCTCATCAAGCTTTGCGATAGCCGCTTCACGAGCTGCCTTCTGTCCAGACTCCGATTCTTTTTGTCGCTGAATTAAATCTGCAAACTGCTGATTTAACAAAGAGTCTTGCTCTGCTTTTTGCAACGCCAAAAGCTCTTCGTAACGACGCCTATCATCTTCTTGTGTATAATCTGGCGCATCAAGCGTTCTAAGCGTTGGTATCTGTATGCTTTCTCTATCACCACGATCAAAAACAGGTCGCTGTAACAAGTAATCTTGTAAACCTGCGTAAGGCGAGACACTTGAGCCGTATTCTTGTGCGGCTCTACCTATTTCATCTAGCGTTTGTAAATCATCTTCTACTGCCATTTACCTCACCAATTTCTGCATGACCAGTAGGAGGGAGCAAAAACGTCTTTTTTCTTTTCAACTGCATCACAGTTATGTCGTGCCCTAAAACTTTTGCGTCTCTCTGGATTGCTTTTTTTAATTTTCATGTTGGGATCACCATAGCGAACAATCTTCACCTGATCTCCCTTTTTTGCTAACACTTTAAATTTTTTTCTACCACCACTATCGCGCACTTGTTTATTGTAACCAGGGAAAGACTCACCACGATAGGTGAGCCTTCCTGATTTTGTGCGTGTTACATCACTTGTATCAGCCATAACTCTTGATTAGTTCCAAAATAATCATGTAAGTGTCTCCGCTACCATGACCCACAGTTGTAAAATCTATGTCACCTGTGACTCCTGATCCTGCGTTGTTAGGTATTCCAGAGAAATCTGAATAATCGTGATAACCATTACTGTCCTCTGACAATCCTATTGCCAATACATTTGTTGAGGCGTCAAACTCTACCTTTACCGCCATGCCCGTGCACTGCCACCAAATTTTATTGATGGTGACACCACTGCAAGCCTGACCTAAATGATTTGCCTCTAAAGCAGATACATCTACTTTTTTTACTGCACTTTCGCCAGTGCCATCACTAGCGTTAGTAAATTTCAAAACAGCTTTTCTAGCGCCGTCTTGTATTGTTTGAGAAGTGACCGCATCAGCCATGATACACCTCCTTACAATTCAGTATCAGCAGTACGCTCTTTACCCGCTAACACGTAATCGATTGTCATTACTTTCGCCGCAGCAGCGCCATTTTGTATTCCAAAAGATACGTTAAGCTCTTCGTCATCTGGGGCGTTAGTAGAAGCAACCGTTCCCGCTAAGACATTGTTTTGAAAGACATGAAATTTTAGATCTTTCGGATCATACACAAAGCCAACGGTAGTGAACGTGTCATCTGCCATCACGGTAGGTAGATCTAAAGTGCTTTGAGTGCCGTCTTTTTCTACAATAAACTGAAGCGTAGTAGAGCCGTCAGTTAATAAAAAGAAAACACCGTCGGTTACGTCTAAGGGACTAGTATCTGTTAGCTGAAGACCAATGACTACGTCTGACGCATCGGCATCTGAAGTCTTAAATCTAGCCTTGAAATACAATTGCTTAGTAGACTCAAACTTGAAAGTCTCCTTTTTTAACTGTAAAAAATCGTTATCATCGTCGCCCGCTGCATTAGTAAGCGCTAATAGACCGCCATCACCATCGATAATAGCCTCTGTTGCTGAACCTGAGCCGGCTTCGGTTGTTGTTACCGTCCAATCACCTGACGTGTAAACGTCAAAGTCATTGAAGTAAGTGTGATATTTGGTGGGGTCGGGTTGCTTGATCTTGCCAAGCGTGCCGCCTGCACCGACGTTTGTAACGCCTGAAGTAAAATGTGTTGTCATAACAGTTCCTCCTATGAAACCAGTAATTACCCCATGTAATTACCATTAGACATTTACATCTTATTCTAAATCAACTTGAAAAAAAAGGGGGCCGAAGCCCCCTTTCATCCAAACCCAAAGGGAGGGTTTTTCTCAGGGGAGTTCTATGCTCCTTGAGATCCGTATACACCTCTCCAATCGCTGAATCCAAATGAGAATCGCTCACGAGCTTTATATCGAATGTTGCCAGTAGTAAAGTCTGGCTCCATTGAAGTCTCCATTGCAGTCCTCTGGAACATTTTCAGTCCCTCACCTGCATCTGTAACAGAAGTTAAGATGAAGTAAGCGTCTGGATCAGTTAAATAGTGGTTTACTGTGTATCCACCTGGCAACACACCTGTGTTCTTAATCGCGTTGATGTCGTTGTCTGCTGTGCCTGAACGCAATGTAGAGTTCAAGATACGGTCAGCTACGAATACCAACTGCGGTGGAACAACAAGCTTAGTCGCCTGTACACTAATGGTTAGACCTCTGTCATCTGTAAAAGTTGATATATCAATCAATGAATCTTCCAAAGACGTTTCGTTAAGATCTGCCATTGTTGTTGCCCTGTTAGCGGCTGAACCACCACCCGCAAGTGGGTGATCAGTAGCGATAAGACTCTTACCGTCTCCGCCTAAAAAGCTTGAAGAGAAAGCGTTGTTAAGTACGTCTGCACCCTTCACTTCTTTAGTGTTAGCCATAGATCGCGCTAACGCCTTAACATATCGCTTTCCTAAAGAATCGTAAAGTTGGTCTTCTACAGCTTCCTCAGTCAAAGCAAATGCTAAAGCTACAGTGTCGTGTGTATAACGAGCTGTAAAGCCTTCGCTTGCATTATCAAATACTACACCTGCACCTTCTGTTTTAGTTGGGGCAGAACCAAATCCTGTTATCAAAACCTCTTCCTCGAAAGCTCTCTGAGAATCTTCGATAGAGAAGATCTCTTCGTACTCTCGATCATACGAGTCATAGCTCATACCAAAAAGGCTATTGAGGCCAGGCTCTAACTCTTTAGCGAGTTGTGCTCTTGAAATTGCCATCTGTTAGCCTCCTTATGCTAATCCGGCGCCTTTAACGCCAAATACGTGATTTTGAATGACACAATAGACATTGGTGGAATCAGAAGAAACATCGTTGTTTTCTGGATCTTCACTTATGTCAATGACTTTAACAGCAAGACTAGTTCCTGTTGCGCCATCTGATACGTTAAGCTCCGCTCCAGAAATACCAGTTACGGTGCTTCCTGAGGTTGTGTAAACAATGTCGAAATTGCCGAATAAATCTGCGACAGGGAACGCGGCGTTACATTGAATTTCAAAAACGACCATAGGATCGTCAATTACAAATGCAATGATATCACTAGCGTTTGTTGACGCAGGGTAATGATTACTAAAAACTTGCTCTTTTGTTGTAGGATCAGTGAATTGGCATCCATTGAAAACTCCTACTATTGGGACTGTACCACCATCAGCGTGCACCTCGATACCACCGCCAGTTACCTGAGCAACCATGTCGCCTTGAAATATTGACGTTCCATAGTTTGCGGCTATACGATATCGGCTCTGACCTCCTGAGTAAGGCGCACCACCAATCATTTTGACTGGCTTCATCCCAAACGCGGCATCTTTATTAGCCATGTTGGACTCCTTATTGTTTTCCGAAAGTTACCTTTGTGTCTCTCTTCGGATCATACTTAACGTATCTGGAGTCGCCTCGTGTTTCATTAAACATTGTGTTATCCAATGCATCTTTTGCTTGCTCAGTTTTATCACTGTAGTAAGCGTTTCTCTCAGCGACCGTCTCGTTAGGTATTTTCGCGAGGAGTAGACCCTCATTATATACCACACCAGAGTGTCTGCCTTCGCTGTCCATAGTTGGTAGAGTTTGTCCCCATTCCGGTGGTAAGTCTTCTGCTCTTACAAGCTCCCAACCTTCCCTAATCCTTCGTGAGACGTTTGCTCTATCCTCCTGTCCTAGCATTGACTCCCTTATCCACCGATAGGTGTAACCAGGAGGTGCAGGTGGCGTATCAAGCTTTCGCACTGGTGACCACGGTTTTCGCCTTACTTGTTTATCGTGTTGTCGGCTTTCACGCGATGAACGTACTGAGTTTTCTGCCATTATCTTGCCTCTCTTTGAGCTATCTTTTGCTTCTCTTTTGCCACAACTTTCAGCCATTGTTCTTCTGACATATTATGCGGCTTAAGACCTCTAAGGCGCTCGACTTCGGACTTTGTAAACTTCACTCCGTTCGATTTGCCTCGTGTTTGTTGCCGACCACTTGTAGTGGTAGATGCGACTCTTTGCACGGCGGGTCGCCCTTCTTTTGCTTCGACATTTTCTCCTTCAGCGAGATTGTCCTCGCTTACCAGATTAGGATAAACTTTTTTCACGCGAGAATCTAGTGCTTCGTAATATTCTTCGCTATCAGGTTCAAAACCTTCGTTAATTAAATTGAAGTGCGTAAAATAGGCAAACTGTGTCGCTTGCGTATGCTCTTCATCTTCAGCATTACCGTACCAAGAATTTTTTGCGTGCCATTTTTTGGCTTGCTCTGTTGGCTGAACGGGTGCTTGTGCTTGTTGAGGTTGCTCTTGATAGGGCTGATAATTTTCTTGCGCTTGTTGTTTTGGCTGTCTTGTTTTTGCAACCCTTAACTTTTCTTTCTGTATACTGATATCATTTTTGAGACTATCAGCCTTTGACATAAGATCAGCATCACCGCTTTCTACGGCCTTACGGTAGATGTCATCGACCTGTGCGCTCTTTGACTTGAGAGCCTCCTCCTCTTTTGCCAATATTGCAGATGACTGTTGCTGAGAA